AGTGAATAAAGTTTTAGTATAAGCAATAACAATCCTTTTAATTTATCCTTAGGATCACCACTAAATTGATCTAATGTTTCTTTCAGAGATTGTCGAATTAAGGGGAAAAATGTCATTATTATATCACAATCTCTTCTAAACAAGCTCTCCTCACCCTCTTTAACCCTCTTATTCATCCACAATGCCTCTAATATTGAAGGTACTGACATGTTCAGTTTAGTATGAACTTTATGAGTGTGTAAACTGTGAACTGTCTGTATTTCAAATGGGTTTCTTGGAGCAAAATCTAATTTAGGTTCCTCTAAGTTGATAAAACTATCATATTCACTAGACCTGGGGTATAGAAATTTCATGTGCTCATCAAAATTAGTTATGTCAGTGGGTTCAGAACACAACTTTTCCAGACATTTTTTATATGTAGTCACTTCCTCTACTCCAGGAATATAATAGGCATTTGCTGTGGAGCTGGCAGCAACTCTACCATAATAAATTGATGCAGCAATATTCTTTAATGCTTCTGATGATCCTTTAGTGTATAACTTGTGGACAGTTTTGAATATAGTTTCACTCAAATCTTCAGGCCTTTTAAGAATCATTAACGGATTTTTTTCTACTTCTTCTTCAAGAAATTCTTTCTTCCACTTACATTCATCTCTTATCCTCTGTAGTTGTTTTATGGGCCCCAGCTTTGCTTCAATTCTTAACAAACCACCTAAAACTGTATCTCCTTCCTCAAATTCTGCTAATGACTCCACCAAACCACCCTTTATTATCTTGTGTGAGGCTTTGAAGAAACCTTTCTCTCTCTCACTCATGAATGGGAAATGTTTCTTGTACAGCAAATAATTATAATAGTCTGGCCCAAACATAACCATTAATGGTGGAGAAAATATGGGGAATAAACCCATATGATAAGGAACATGATTAAGGCCTAAATCTTTAAGATTATTAATTCCCTTTTCACTAGTATGATATATTGTTTCACAGTACCTCTTGTTGAATAATGCAGACAACAAATATAGATCTAATCCTCCTCCATTTTCCACAATCTGTCTTGAAGAACTGTAAGATTCCTTGACCATCCTAAAGAAGGAGTCTGTGTTGACTGGGTGAACAGATGCCAATGCGAATTTCATTAAAGTTGGCATGAAAGTCATGTTAGATAGAAATAGTGAATTGAATTCCCCAATAAGAGGATTTATGCTTGATTTCACCATAGATGTTCTACAATTGAATAACAGTTCTGATACCCTTTGAGCCTTTAAGAATAAACTTAGTTTATTTAATACATATGCCCCTTTATTAGTTTTGCTTATCTCAGGACAGAATAGTGTGTATGAATCATCAGAAGATAATAGGTCAAAATGATCTTCATAATCCAATCCTTCTTTATGGCATAGCTTCTTATACAATTCATCTCTGAATTGAACCATTGCAAGATGCAAATATGAGGAGGTGAAATGAAGAATGCCTTGTCCCATGTTAGAATGATTCTTAAATATAATTTTCCTATCTTTTAGAAATTTTAGTTTTATCTCTTGTAAATTTGAATCTTTGTGTCTATATCTGTTATCTTCATCCTTGTACCATGCTTTCAATAACCTATCAGGCAAACAGCATTTCTTATTTTGATGTTTTATCAGTATATCAGTGATAAATTTAAATGAATTCCCGAGCTCCTTAGAGAAAGGTGTGAATAAATACAAAAATTGTATAGGGACAAATGATGGACCCCATTTTGTTTTATCCATAGTTATGTGGATTGCAACTCTAGAACCCGGAAGTTTCTTTCCTGAATACAAACATGCCTTTATTGAATCATTCTTTTGCTGTCCATGTGTCAATATCTCTCTTGGGTCTTGATAGCATATGTTTCTAGATATTGTTTCTAGCACATTAATCCTTATTCTATTCGTTATTGGGAGAATCAGAATCTCTCTAACTCCACCAATCTGATTTTTCTTAAAAACATGATAGAAAGTCTCTTCGGACTTGTATTCTTTTACCACATCAAAGCTGGTTCTTAATCCTTTATCCAACAAATCTAGAACTCCTTCAATGCATCTTCTCCTGGGATTCTGCCTGTCTTTTTTTTCATTAAATCGTTCTGTTTCTTTGGTTGATGAGGACTTATATGTGGCATACTCATCTATGCTTTTGTTCACATTCAATCTAGTACAAGCTGCTATAATCTCATCTGCGAATGTATCGTTATGATCCATTCTTAGCAGTTTAGCTCCTATTTCTATAGCTCTTGCTGAAAACATGTGGGTTTTTGACTGCAATATGACATCTTTTGCATATGTCACATCATCTCTATAATCATAACCCAAGTTCATGCCCATGTTTTTTGATATGTTATAAGAATGC